TAATATAAGGTTTGTCTTTAGAATATCAGTAAATAGAGGAGTAAACTTCTTCCTCAATCTTTGTACAAACTTTGTAAACTTCAATTCATCTCTTGTAATCTCTGTAGAACGACCAAGACTGAAACCAGCTTCTGCTTCTAAACGAGAGATAGGTACATTTAATGATTGAAATAGTTTCTTCTTAAAGTATTGTATGTCATCAATCTCTCCAAGATTAGAGCCGCCTGGTAGTGTAGTAATCTCTGTTCCTCTACCACCTTCTCGTCTTGGCAACCAAAAATCTTCTAACATTGACATTTGATTTCTATCATCTCTGATCTCACCAGTAGTTGCATCATATACCAGTTTGTTACGATATCTGTTCATAACATCTTTAAGATACTGTTCTGCCTTTTGTTTTGGTAAGTTACCAACATCAATATAGAATATACGTCTTTCTGGAGCTCTTGATATTCTGTAAATAACAAGTGCATCTTCAATCATTCTAAGTTGATTAACTGGTTTGATTGCTTTATGTAGATAAGAAAGTACATGACCTTTGTTCTGGTCAATTAGTCCAGATGGCACATAAGTTATACTGTCTGGAGATATTTTAATACCTTCAGTTGTTCCAGTTTTAAGACCTTTGTCATTATAAAGATAATATTCGTTTACTTTAGTAACTAGTTCAACACTAGTTCCTTTTTTAACATCTTTCTTTATTTCTTTAACTCTACGAATCTTTTTAGGTTCGATATATCGTAACTCTTGAACACCTTTTTTTGGATTCTTTTGGTCAATTACCTTATGATAAAACAAACGACCATCAACATACCAACGTCTGAATATGTCATGTCCTTTTGTATCAAAATCAAGGAGCTGTAACACAACATCAAATTCTTCGTGTATTCTATCTTTGATTTTTTTAGAAAGTATAAGTCTGTCAAGTTCTATAGCAACTGCTTGATCTTTTTCATTCGCAACAATACCCTCATTGATGATATCTTCAATCGCACTATCGCACTCTGGTTGTTGTGCAATATCACGATATCTACGAATCAAGTCTTGCTCGGTTCGTTCTCTACCATCAGTATCTAAGAGTTGTCCATAAAAACCGCCTCCAGCGACCTCAAGAGTTCCGTCTTCTGAACTAGGTTCAGTAAACTTCTCTTGAGAGCCAGAGTCTTTTATCTTCTCAAACTTAAAACCAAATAATTCCGCCATAATATCTCCTACTGTGTCTTCTATTTAGTAGGTTAGAAATTGACGCCTGATGCTTCTAAGTGTGTATATTTCCAATTAACAGCAAAAGTTTCTATAGCATCAACTGCATCATTACTTAAATCAATAGCATCAATCGATACAGGGAAACAATTTCTTAGAATATAAGTCTTTAAAATTGTATCATCTCTATCTAACTGTTCAACTTGCAAGTCTGTTTGAAAATCAGATGGAGAAATGACACCAGTATTATTTGCAAAGTCATTAATACCATTCTGCCATCTTTCCATTGCATTTCTTATCATAAAGTCTGTATCATTATAGAAAGTTACTGTCCAATCTGCTGGGTCTGCTCTATCGCCAGGATATTGGATATTTCTTCCTCTAAATGGTACAGCAATAAAATTCATTGCAATGTCTGGTATTCCAGCAGTTGTAACTAAAAATGAAGTTCTACGAACATCAAGTCCAATTGCAATGCCTGGAGGTGGAGTAATAGTTATCCTAAATTGGTTAGCTCTTGCACCACCACCGATTAAATTTGCTTTAAAGTCATCTATTTGTGCCATGATTAACCTCCTACTTCACTAAACGCAACCCCAGTTCGTACTGCGATAAAATTTAATGTTATAAAGTTGATTGACCTTGCTGGTTTGATATAGATGTCTGCAATAAACTCGTTTCTGTCAATGACTTCACCAGTATTATTACTTGAATCACACTTTAAACTAAAATCTGTGATACCTCTACGACCTTGTATATCCCTCAAGAAATGTTCTACTAAGTTTCTAAATTGTGCTCTTGTGAACTCATCATTGAACTCAAAGAGTTGAAATTTAGCTGCAGTTGCAATTGCTTTTTCTAGAAGTAAGAATAATCGTCTTACGTTAATTCTATCAAATGCACTTGGTTTTGCTAATGCAGTCTTATCTCCGAAAAGACATACACCCTGCCCAGGAAAGTTAGTTACAGGATTAACTCGTTTCTTGTAAAGTTGATCTCTTTCAGCCTTTTGAGGGTTGTAAGACAACTTAACTGCACCACGAATATTTCCTCTGTTAAATCCAGCAGGAGAAAAGAAACTATCTGCAATTGAGTCTGTAAATGCACAAAGTCCAGCAATATCTGCGTTTAATGGAACAAATCTAAATACATCACTATACTTATCGTACATATACTTGTAACCACTATCGAAAACCATGTATGATGAACTTGGACAAGTGTCAAATCCGTCTATAACATTTTTAGTTGCTGTGAGTGAATCTGCAACACCGACTGTAGCAGCACGATATGGAGAAACAAATCCCACACAATCTCTACGAGTTTCCACAAGAGCTGTAATCATTGTTACATGTGCATCCATATTTGCTTCTGTATCAGCAGCAATACTTGAAGAACCACCTATAACTAAGTTAATGTCTAATGATTCTGTATCTTTAAACTTATCATAAGCAAGTGTAATCTCTCCGTTAGTTGTTGCATAGTCATCTGTTCCACCAGTTAATGTAGAAATATCAATACCACTTACTAGTGTATAGTCTGTACCAGATGCAATATCTGTTCCCCAGTTAGAACCAGCAGATATATGATCTGTCCAGTAGATAAACCTTGATTTTGCAAAGATAACATCTGAATAATAGTTGTTAGAACCTTGTGCTGTTTTACCATTTGGGTTCTTAGACATATTTGCAAATCTTTCGATTACTGCACTTGTTCTTTGTCCAGCAACACCTACTGCAAATCCTGCTATATCACCAACTGTGTCATATATTGCAACATGAAGTTCGTCTTCTTCTCCACGAGCATTTTCGGTAGCATATGCAGATGTTCCAGGCGCATCATCAAATAAGTCAGAAAATCTCCAACGTCTTGTGATAAATGAGTTGTCTGGAATGATTGTTTGTAATCCACCACCAGCAGGGTCATCAAGTAAACGAAGTGTTAAAACTTCTCCAGAAACAGAAGTTACTTCATACTCTTGTCCACCAGATTCTACTTGTGCATCTGTTGTAAATGCAAGAGGTGCATTATCTGCAACTGTAATTGCTTTATCAAGAATAAGTGCAGTCTGTGATGTAACAGTTTTAATTTTAACAACTTCACCACCATCAGATATACCAGCACCGATTACTCTTTGTCCAACTGCAGCTGTACCAGAGTTTCCATCTACAACTAGATTTTTAGTGGGAATTGTGATTGCACCATTTACAAGAGCAGTAACAGAGTTATTTGTTTGGAAAGAAATAATATCAGTTGCTGCGATTACAGCGTTTGCTGCATCTTGGTCATCAACTGTAATATTCAAGTCACCAATTGCACCAGCACCATTCACTAAGTTTAGTGTTCCTAATGGTTGTTCATATGCTCTTGCACTTCCACATATATCTACACCAAGTGAGTTACCATGTGTTCCAGCAGTTCTTGCTGACCATTCTCCATGAGAACCTTGACCATCTTGAAAACTGTCTTGATAATGATCAGTATCACGAATAAGTATTCCAGAGTTTGCACCAGCATTTAATATGCCACTTTCTGCTCTAACAACTCGTAGTGAGTCTGAGTACTGCAAGAAATTTGCAGCGGTAAAAAAGGTTTCGAACTGATTTCCAGTTGAAACAGGTTTACCAAATATTTTTACTAATTCTTCTTCTGAAGAAATAGTAACAACGGAAGATACGGGCCCCTTTTCAAAGGCTCCCCCGATAGCACCTATTGAGGTGGCAACAGCTGGCACTACATTGGTTAAATCAACTTCTTTAACCTGTACGCCAGGAGATACTAAAAATGCCATGATTTTTGCTCCTTTTAACTAGTAGATAGACTATAATAGTCTTTGTAGTCTTTGTTTATCCCAAGTATTTATAAAAACGAAGTTTCTAAAAACTGGGTTTTATATGATTCAAAACTTATAAATAAACGTATGAAAACACATTATGAGAAGTATAAAGAGACAATTAAAAAGGTAGCTCGTAGAAACTACCGTAAAAGAGTTGCATGGTTAAACAATCATCTTGGTGAAGAATTTTGTATTCATTGTGGTGAAAGTGAAACCGTTTGTCTAAAATTATACCCCCATGATGTAGAAATTCGTAAGATTGCAAAACGTGTTGGAACTAATGATGAAAGTAGAAAAGAAGTACACAGATTAATGAACGAATGTAAAGTAGTTTGTTCTAACTGTTGGATAAAACTGGATAACGATTTAATTGAATTTCTTTAATTATTTCTGTTCTTCTTTCTGGCGTTAACCAAACCCATTCACTTATTTCTTCAGCTGTACGATAGCAACCTATACAGTTATTATCTATAATCTTACAAGTTTTAACACAAGGCGATTCTATATCGTCCCATGATATTCTTTGTCTCTTTCCTCTTCTCATTACCAATTAGTATCATATTGTCTTACTATTGGACTCCATCTTGTTCCATATTCATCAACTATTTCGCCAATATTGTCATCTTCTAATCCATTAATCATAAATCCAAATGGAGCCATATCTTGTTCTAATTGATCTTGATTTTCTCTATACATTTGTTCTCTTATATCATTATTAGTTAATTCTTTAAAATACATTTGATCTGTACACCAACCAAAAATAAACATACATGCAACTAAATCATCATTACAACCATCATCTGCTTCAAAGGACGATCCTTTAACAATAAACGTGGATAGTTCACTAATAGCATCATAATCTTCT